GCTACTTGCCAAGGCTTGCGGACCGGTCATTTCTGAAGTCCGGACAGCTTCCTCAGATCATCGTTGATCCTGCTCTGCCATCCTCTTCCGCCTGACCGGTAGTGTGCGATCACATCAGGATCGAGCCGGATGGTGATGGTCTGCTTCGTCTGTTCGAGCGTCGGTCGGCCTCTGCCTCTGCGTATCTCGTCGACATGGTCGAAAAATGCATCCGGAAGGATCTCTACCGCCGGCCGGGCCGATGCAAGCTCCTCATCGGTGAGTTCGGGACTATCGACTGCATCCCAATCCTCTTTCGAGTAGCCATTGCCGGGCTGAAATTCTTTCTTGACGGGATATTTAGCGGTCATGAAAGCACCTTCCTTTCAGTGTTGCTGGCTGGGCGAAAGCTGATGATCGAAACGGCCTCGCTGCCAAGCAGCGCATAGACGACGACGGCGGTTCCGTCCTCATAATAGCCGATAGCCTTGAAGCGGCCGCCGTGGCTGGTGGTAATGACGGCATTCTTCCAATCGAAGAAATACACGTCTTCGAAATCGAAGCCATGCTTCTGAAGATTGGCGATCCTCTTTGCTTCGTCCCAGGTGATTTTCATCATTTGTATGTACATTAATTCGCAACGTAATGCAAATAAGTGTACATACAAAAATAAATTCGCTTGGTCGCTGTCCAACCCAAATTCGCCCACAAGCGACGGAGCGACGTCTCTCCTGCGCCCAATATCGCGCGGGGTGGCACCTCTTCACGCCGCCTCAAGATAAAAGCTCGCCCTTTCAAGGAGAACTGCAATGGACGCCTCGATTGCTCCGGCCTCGCGGGCCGCCGCGGTGACGCCGAACGATACCGCCATCGTCGGTGCGCGTGCGCTCTATATCGGCACGGCGGGCGATGTTGCCATTGCGCCGCGGCGCGACATGGATCCTGTGATCTTCCGGAGCGTGCCGGCCGGGACGATCCTGCCGGTTCATGCCGCCATCGTGGCGCTGACCGGGACCACGGCGTCCAACATCGTCGCGCTTTTTTAGAGAATTCGGCAGCAGCGCCTCATGGGAAGACCGATCAAGTTCAGCCAGGCGATCGCCGAGAAGATCTGCGAGCGCATCGCCGACAGGGAAAGCCTGCGGTCAATCTGCCGGGACGAGGATATGCCGGCGAAATCGACCGTGCTGTCCTGGCTGGCAGACGAGGAGAAGGCGGCGTTTCGGGCGCGCTATGCCCTGGCGCGCGAGATCCTGGCAGACGGCTTCGTCGACGAGATGGTCGAGATCGCCGACGATCGCAGCAATGACTGGATCGAAAAGAAGAACGCCGCCGGCGAAACCACCGGTTGGCAGGAAAATGGCGAGGCGATCCGGCGGTCGCAGCTGCGCATCGCCACCCGCCAATGGGTCGCCGAGAAGCTGAAGCCGAAGAAATATGGCGCCAAGGTCGAGCTCGATCACGGCGTGACCGGCGAGGTTTCGCAGTTGCTGCATGTGATCAATGGCAAAACCCGCGGACTTCCAGACGGCGGTTGACCAGTTTTCCGACTGGCGCTGGCGGCTGAACAACCTCTATTGGATCACCGACAAATCGGGCAAACGCGTCAGGTTCGAAATGAACTGGACGCAGATGACCTTTTTCGAGCAGATGCATTATCTCAACGTGCTGCTGAAAGCCCGCCAGCTCGGTCTCACCACCTTCATCCAGATCTTCATGCTCGATGCCTGCGTCTTCAATCGGGATATCAGGGCCGGCACCATCGCTCATACACTGGGCGACGTGCAGACGATCTTCAGGGACAAGATCAAATATCCCTATGACAATCTGCCGGATGGTATCCGCAACGCCGTGCCTGTCGTTCGAGGCAACCAGACCGAACTGCTGCTCGCCAACAATTCGAGCATCAGGGTCGGAACCTCACTGCGCTCGGGAACGCTGCAATATCTCCATATCTCCGAATATGGAAAGCTTTGCGCGAAATATCCCGAGAAGGCGAGGGAAGTCCGCACCGGCGCGCTGAATACGGTGCAGGCCGGCCAGCTGGTCTTCGTCGAAAGCACGGCGGAAGGCCAGGAAGGGCATTTCTACACACTCTGCGAGGATTCCCAGGTCAAGCAGCGCCAGGCGCTAGAGCTGACCGAACTGGATTTCAAGTTCCATTTCTTCCCCTGGTGGAAGGAGCCGCAATATTCGATCGCGCCGCAGGGCGTGATCATCACCGATGCTTTCGTCAAATATTTCCGCAATCTGGCCGACCAGGGCATCACGCTGACCGACGGGCAGAAGGCCTGGTATGTCAAGAAGGCCGAAACCCAGCTCGGCGACATGAAGCGCGAATATCCCTCGACGCCGGCAGAAGCGTTCGAAGCGAGCGTCGAGGGCGCCTATTACGCCGATCAGATGGCGGTGGCCGATGCCGAAGAGCGCATCGGGGTTTTCCCGCATGTGGAAGGTTATCCCGTCCATACCATTTCCGACATCGGCATGGACGACACCAACAGCGTCTGGCTGTTTCAGGTGCTGCCCGGCCGGGTCCGGATGATCGGTTATTTCGAGCATACCGGCACCGGCATGGACGGCATGCTCGACGAGCTGGAGCGGCGCGGCGAAGAACATGGCTATGTCTACGGCATCCACAACATGCCGCATGACATCAAGGTCAGGGAATGGACGCGCGGCGGTATGACCCGCATCGAGGTCATGCTGAAAGAGGTCAAGGCCCGCGGTCTCGGCACCGTCCGCAAGATCGAGCGCGCCTATGTCCATGACCGCATCAACGGCACCCGGCGCATTCTGGCAAAGATCGAGTTCGATCAGGCCGGCTGCATCCAGGGCATCAAATGTCTCAGAAACTACCGCAAGGATTGGGACGAGGATCTGAGCGTTTTCCGCGATGAGCCCCTGCACAACTGGGCATCGCACGGTGCGGACGCTTTCGGCGGTCTGGCGATCATCTTCACCGGATTGGCGCCTGAACCGCTGAAGCCGCAAGTGAAGAGCCTCCCGACCTTCCAGACGATGACCTTCAACGACTTTGTTGATTCCACCCCGACCTACAGCGAGCGTGTTTGATGGAAGACGAAACGGCGGTTCCAGAGGGCGGGCAGCAATGGGACCTGGCAAAGGTCGGCGCCCGTTGGCAGCAGGAACTCGAGCGCGCCCAGCGCTATTTCAAGACCTGGCATGACCGCTGCGTCAAGATCGAGAAGATCTATCTCGACCAGCAGTCGGACCAGACGAGTGCGGCCAAGCGTCGGTTTCCGATGCTTTGGGCCAATACCTCGGTGCTGCAGCCGGCCGTCTATGCCCGCGTGCCGCAGCCGGTCGTCGAGCGCCGCTTCAAGGATGCGCAGCCGGTGGCGCGCATGGCTTCGGAACTGGTCGAGCGCAATCTCGCCTATACCGGCGATGAAGCCGATATCGATTCCATCATGCGGGCGGTGCGCGACGATTTCCTGCTCTGTGCCCGCGGTACGGTGTGGCTGCGCTACGAGGCCGATTTCGAGCCGCTCGACATGGGCGTCCAGCCTTCCGCCCCGCCGGCCAGTGGTGGCTTGCCCGAGGGTCTCCTCGGCGGTTTGCCCAGCGGTTTGCCCAGCGGTTTGCCAGGCGACGGCATAGGTGAGAATGGCGGCGCTCCGCCCGAGGTGATCAGCGATGAGCGTGTGTGCATCGACTATGTGCACTGGTCGGATTTCCTGCATTCGCCGGCCCGCCGTTGGAAGGATGTGACCTGGGTGGCGCGGCGCGTTCCGATGACCGATGAGGAGCTGGGGAAGCGCTTCGGCCCCGACGCCATGGCATCGCTCCAGGCGCAAGCTACGGGCAGCAACAAGGGCACCAGCCAGACCGAGCGCGCCGAGAACGAGGACAAGACCCATGTCTGGGAGATCTGGTGCAAGAGCGAAAACTATACCGTCTGGATCGCCGACGGCGCGCCGGTGGCGCTCGAAGTGTCGGAGCCGCCGCTCGACCTGACGCATTTCTGGCCTTGCCCGCGACCGGCCTATGGAACGATGTCGACCAGCTCGCTGATCCCGGTGCCCGACTATGTCTATTATCAGCAGCAATGCGACGAGATCGACCTGCTGACGAAACGCGTCAACAAGCTGACCGATCAGCTGCGCCTGAAAGTGTTCTATCCCTCCGGCGACGGCGCAATCTCGCCAGCGATCGAGAAGGCGATGCGGCCTGACAATGATGCGGTGATGGTGCCGATCCCGGAATGGGC